GTTTATATGCTTAGCAATTTATAGATCAGGCGCGCATCTAAGGTCTACCCAGCAAACGCACTTAAATTCTAAAATTTGCAAATAAAAAAATATTCACCATTTTGAAAGATCAGGGAACAAATGAGACGATGGATTCTGCCTTTAATTATTGTTTATGTTTTGGCTGAAGTGTCTTCGCAAGTTTTTAAACAAAACTTTTGGCTATGTTTAGCCGCTGTGCTCGTTGTTGGATATTTTGCGGTCAACCTCATTGGTGGTGCTCTTGAAGAAATGAAGGGCAATTCGACAAGCTCGGGTGCCTCTGTACTGCAGTGGCCAGCGCTGGGGCGCTTTGAGTTTCCAGTTGTGGGCGAGTCAAATTATCAAAGCGCCATACAGTCAATTGCTGAGGCCAGCGCCAGCGAGCAGTGCATAGCCGTGATCGTTCCCGAAGACAATAATAAATTTGACCAGTTGGCGGTCAGAATCGATATTCAAAATAAGACCGTTGGCTATATGTCAAAAGATGACGCTCGCAGCTTTAGAAAGTTACTCAGCTCAAAGAAAATCAGCGGCAAGGTAACGAGCTGCGACGCGGCAATCATAGGCGGGTTTGTTTTAAGAGATGGAAGTAAAGCCAGCTACGGAGTGACCTTAGACATTAAGCCATTCGACTAGCAAACGCTCATGCCAGACCATACCCGCTAAGGCGGGTTTTTTTACGCCTAAACAATGACAAACAACGATCTACGCACTAAGTATTTTGATATTAGGGTTAATATTTCATAAAAAAGTAGGATTTCCTATTTACCGATAGTTAGGAATCCCTTATATTCTCTCTATCGGCAATTTGCCGCCAGGAGAGAAAAATGAAACAAGGCACCTACATCGGACAGAACTGGTCGCGCAGCCAGTCAACGCTTTCAACTGGCACCCTGCCAATGCGTCGCTATCGCACAGGTTCTTGGTTTGAGGCCAAGGGCTTGTACGCGCAGGGCTCTGAGCGCATTCCGCCCGTTGCATGGGTCTTGGCTGCCCTCTTCATCTCGATCGCCGTAGGCGTGCTCTTAGTAGGCGCAAAGGCGGGTCTGTGAAAGACGATCAACAGCCAGCATTTCCGACTTGGAAAAGATCGGAAGATATTTCTGAAGGTATGTCGCTACGCGATTATTTTGCAAATAACGCCATGCTCGGCTTAGTTGCTGCAAACGCTGACCTACCAGAGCACCCCACCACAATTGCGCGCCTGTCTTACGAGTTGGCTGACGCAATGATGGAGGAAAGATCATCATGAGCCTTTGCCGCGTATCCATCGAAGAGGCGCTAAACGACATTCCGGCCGGAAAGTATCAGGCCGCGATTGTCAGCAAAACCAATGAGCTGCTGGCCGGAATGTTTGACCCTCTGTCAAACGACAACTTTGCTTGTTTTTTCAGCGCTGACCTAAACGACAAAGACATTCAGATGCTGCTCTATATGCGCGACGCGCTGCGAGTCGGCCACTTCGACCAGGCTGCAAATATTTTCAAGACCGCACTGGTCAGCTTTTACACCCGCCTCGCACGCATCGAGGCACTAGATCAAATTGATAACGCAGATTGCCGCCAGTGTTTTGACCTTGGCTGCTTATCGTGTTTTGAACCGGAGAGCGAATAAATGAGTACAGCACTTGCAACATTGAGCAACAAACTATCAGAGCGCTTTGGTATGGGCAGCGATGGTGACGTTCTTACAGTCTTAAAAAATACAGCATTCAAAGGGTCTGCAACCGACGCGCAGCTTACCGCGCTAATGGTTGTTGCTCAACAGTACGACTTAAATCCTTTCACCAAAGAGATCTACGCATTCCCTGACAAAAATAATGGGATCGTGCCGGTGGTTGGCGTTGATGGTTGGGCGCGAATTATCAACAGCAATCCTCAGTTTGACGGTATGGATTTTGCCCAAGACGATGAGAGCTGCACTTGCATTATTCATCGCAAGGATCGCTCGCACCCGATCAAGGTCACCGAATATATGAGCGAGTGCAAGCGCAGCGTCGGTCCTTGGCTCTCGCATCCCAAGCGAATGCTGCGCCACAAGGCAATGATCCAGTGCTCGCGCCTAGCCTTTGGTTTTGGCGGAATCTACGACAGCGACGAGGCCGAGCGGATTGTTGAGGCCACCACAGTCGACGCAAGCACCGGCGAAGTAACACCCAAGGCCGCGCCAGCTCGCGCCGAGAAATCAATCTGCTCAGACGAAAAATTTGCAGAGAACCGGACAGCCTGGCGCGAGCTTATTAAGTCTGGCAAGAAAAGCAGTCAGCAATTGATCGCAATGCTGTCTAGCAAAACCGTCTTAACAGAAGATCAGTTAGTCGAAATTGACAGCTGGAATCACGAGGAATAATCGAAATGGAAAAAATCTTACACAACCTCGACCAAGGTAGCGCCGACTGGCACGACTTCCGCGCTAATCATTTTGGGGCGTCTGAGGCGGCCGCAATGCTTGGTCTGTCGAAATACCAGACTCGCACCGAATTACTGACAATTAAAAAGACAGGCATCGCGCCCGAGATCAGCGACCAGACACAGGCGCTTTTTGACAGAGGCCACGCAACCGAGGCAGCTGCGCGCATCATTCTTGAAGCGCAATTAGAAGATGATCTTTACCCGGCAACGTACTCAAAAGGCAAGCTGTCCGCCAGTTGCGACGGTATTGATATGGCCGAGACTTTTGCTTTTGAGCATAAATTATTAAATCAAGCCCTGTTTGATTCGATCACGGCCGGGGTGCTGCCCGAGGCTTACCAGCCACAATGTCAGCAGGTGATGTATGTCACCGGCGCTAACCGTTTGTACTTTGTTTGCTCAGACGGTACAGCAGAAAACTTTGCGATGATGGTGGTCGAGCCCGATGCAGACTGGATCGCAAAAATTATTCAGGGCTGGGCTCAATTTGAGCGCGATCTAGCCGACTTCGTGCCAGTCACACACGCAGAAAAGCCCAAGGCTGAGCCAGTCAAAGCCCTGCCAGCGCTTGCGATTTCGATTAAGGGCGAAGTATCAGTCTCAAATTTGCCGCGCTTTAAAGAGGCCGCTGATGCCTTTATCTCAACGATTAAGACTGATCTGCAAACAGATCAAGACTTTGCAGACGCTGAAAGTAACGTCAAATTCTTGGACGAGGCCGAGAAGTCGTTAGAGCTAGCCAAGAAAAACGCACTGGCTGACACTGCCGATATTGACGAGCTGATGAAGACTATCGACCACATTAAGGATTCGATGCGCGTCAAGCGTCTTGCCTTAGATAAGTTGGTTAAGTCAAAGAAAGAAGAGATAAAAACTGAAATTGTATTTGTCGCCCAGTCAATACTTCAGGCGCACGTTGCAGAGTTAAACGCTGAAATTAAGCCTGTCGTTCTGTCAACAAACGCCGACTTTGGCGGAGCTATTAAGGGCAAGCGCAGCATTGCCAGTCTGCACGACGCTGTAGATACAGAGCTATCGCGTTGCAAAATACAGGCCGACTCAATCGCCGCAAATGTTCGTAAAAACCTAGCCCTGCTTGACAAACAAGCGCCCACACAAAAAGCCTTGTTTGCGGATCTGGCCACGCTTGCGCTGCAGCCGTTTGAGACCTTCTCGGCAATCGTTGAAAACCGTCTTGCCGCTGAATTGGCGCGAGTTGCACAGATCGAGATCGAGGCCAAGGTACGCGCTGAGGCGTATGCCAAAGTCTTAGTGATTGAAGAGAATGCGCGACTTGCGGCTCAGGCCGCGCCAGTTGTGCCGCCCATTGTGATGACAAACAAGACTGTTTCGGTGCCTATTGCGCCAAAAGTGGCCGATGAGTTTTCCCACATATCTCCTCCAAGCATTGCTGAGATTGCATCGCTGATGCTATTTGAGTGGGAGATCGATGCGAAAACGGCAACGGCTTGGATCATCAACGCAGTTAATCATTACCAAAACCAAAGCGAGGCAGCTTGAATATGCCGTTAGCTATCGATCGCCCCGCAAAAAAATTCATTGATCAAGTGATTTTTGATGCCAAGGTTTCGGATAGAAAAATATTGATTGTGCCGGTCAATACGATTCGACATACAGCATACAACCCGCTTAGCAGAACGAAAGAAGGCGCAAAACTAAAACGCTTAATTGAGTCGGTCACTAAAAGCGGGATTATTTACCCAATTTTAATAACCGAAGATCGTAATGTTGTTGATGGTAACAGGAGGCTTGCAGCAGCTCGCGCTGCAGGTTTAGAGAATATTGATTGCATCATTTGCGGCCTTGAGCCAGACGAGGCATTTAGAACTGTCAACACAACTGCAGAGAAAATTGCCGGCAAAGGCTGGCTAGAGATTGCACGCACTGGTGGTATTGGAAGCCTTCCGAAAAAAGAGCTTGGTGAATATAACGAGCTATTTGATCTGATTGGTACATATGGCGTTGATCTGCTAATTCAGCAGAATCTTGGGCTTGGTGTTTTATCTCTTTGCAAATCTGTTTGCTCATACGGTACGACCAAAAGGCTTGAGGAAGTCATCATTAAAACGGCTTTAAACAAACTCACGAACAAACTAAACGCAATCATCAGATCCGACAAAACGCGAGTAGAAAAAGTCGCGGAAATGGATTTAATTTTATCTACATAAGGGGATCAAATTGGCATCAGTCAACAAAGTAATAATTTTGGGCAATCTCGGCCGCGACCCAGAAGTGCGTTTCAGCGCCGACGGTGCTGCAGTCTGCAACATCGCAATCGCGACGAGCTCAAGCTGGAAGGATAAAAACTCAGGCGAAAAACGCGAGGAAACCGAGTGGCACAAGGTCGTGTTTTATGGCCGCCTAGCCGAGATCGCTGGTGAGTACCTGAAGAAAGGTAAGCCAGTCTATGTCGAGGGTCGATTAAAGACCCGCAAATGGCAAAACAAAGAAGGTGTCGATCAATACACCACTGAGGTTATTGCCGACTCAATGCAGCTGCTTGGTGGCCGCGAGGAAGGCTCACAAGCACCAGCTCCGCAACAACGTCAGGCACCGGCAGCGCAACCACAAGCCCAGCGTCAGCCAGCTGCGAATTTGGCTGATATGGATGATGACTCAATCCCATTTTAAAGAGATAAAAATGAATCAATGCAAAGTATGCGGCCTGGCATTTAGTCTTGAATCTTTTTATTCAAGCATTAAGACTTATTGCAAAACTCACTGGAAGCAAAAGGTTAAAGCAAACCGCGATAGCAATTCAGAATATTACCGCGCATACGATCGTGAACGCGCAAAGCAGCCAGACCGTATTGACGTTGCAAAACAAATTTACAGCCGTTGGAAATTACAAAATCCAGAGCGTAGGGCGGCTCAGGTGCGACTAAGCAATGCTGTCAGAGATGGCCGCGTGCTCAAGTGGCCAGTCTGCGAGCTGCCTGAATGCAATCTAAAGCCAGAAGCCCATCACCCAAATTACAGCGCGCCTTTGTCTGTAGTTTGGCTATGCCCAGCGCACCACAAACAAGCCCATGCGTTAGCTGGTCGTTTAACCGGAAAGTTTGAAGGCATCGCTGCCTAGACTTTTGATCTGGCGAAAGCGAATGCTGGTGAAACGGTAACAGCTCGTAATCGTTAAATCAGAGAGAAGAGCGACCAGTGCAGCGAGTAGCCGGTACTACCAGCGCCTAGCGCAGCCCGAGTGAGAGTCTCGGGGCTTATATCCAAGCGAATCAGGGCGCTTGAATGTGAGCCGATCAGGTCTTAGCCGCCTGTTGGTGTTTTTAATCCTGAACTATCTGCACGCTGCTTTATGCGAGCGGCTCACAACCAAAAACTAAACGGAGAAGAACGTGAATTTTCAGCAATTGCCAGCCAGTTACCGCACGGTTCTGTCAATCTGCAAGACAGGCAAAACTCTGCGCCAAATAACAGAGCATATGGGTTATTCAAACGGCACGGTATACAGCCAGCTCTCGAAATTACAGCGCCTTGGCTTTATGTCAAAAGCACCAGGTCAATTCGGCAGCGTTTTTTTTACACTTGCAGAAGATCAACGCAAAGAGCCAGCACCATCGAAGGCAATCCTGAGAAACAATGGCCAAGCGCTAGATACAAAGTTAATTGAACTGTGCAAAGGTGGCGCTCGTATGCCCGAGCTCACGCAGCACTTCACACTGACTAGAGCCTATATAGGCCGCAGATTGGCTGGGCTCAATGAAAATGGACAGATTAAAAAAATTAAGCTGCCAGCGCATCGTGAGTGGGCTTACCTAACTTTTGGCACTGAGCTCGACCCAAGATATTTAAATAAAGACGCTACGCTTTTTGTAAATCCGGAAATGATCGAGGTCAAAAATTCCGAGCACGAAAGATCACCAGGCACAAACGAGGATTTTGTACGGCAGTCGCACAACATCTGGAGGGTAGCAGCATGAAGCGCTTTATCTGGACAGACATTAGCTTGCGCCAGCTGAGGCAGCACTACCCACACACGACAGGCGCTCACGTTGCAAAATTGATCGGCACTAGCCTGTCCAGCGTTTATGCGAAAGCAAAGGTGCTCGGCCTATCTAAGTCGGCTGAGTTTTTTGCAAGCGCCGAGTCTGGCCGCACTACCGGACAGATCGGCCAACAAACGCGATTTTTATCAGGCTTAGATCCGTGGAATAAAGGCAAGCATTACGAGGCTGGTGGCCGTAGCTCAGAAACGCGCTTTGTTGCCGGAGCCATGCCACACAATACAAAGCCAGTCGGCAGCTATCGAATCAACGGCGAAGGCTATCTTGATTTGAAAGTCAACAACGACAAAGGTGCGAATCACGTTCGCTGGCACCCAGTACATCGCTTGGTTTGGGAAGAGGTAAACGGCAAAGTACCTCAAGGCTCGATGATCGTATTTCGACCAGGCGCGAGAACCAACAAGCTAGAAGAGATCACAATCGACAAAGTTGAGTGCATCACCCGAGCTGAGCACGCGAGACGTCATAACCCGAGCTCTAGAGGCGCTGAGTTTGGCCACTTGGTCAGGCTCAAGGGCGCAATCACTAGGCACGTTAACCGCATTCAGAGAGAGGCAGCATGAGCACAATGGCAGAACTACGCGCAGCGTTGATGGGTACGCTAGGCGATCTTCGCAACCGCGAGCAACCGCTAGACGTTGACCGCGCCAAGGCAATCGCACAAGTGGCAAGCGTTTTGGTTGAGACCGCAAAGGTCGAGGTGGATTACCTGAAAGCCACTGGTGGGATCAAGAGCGAGTTTATTGAGCCTGAGCAAGCGCTACCGGCCGGAGTGCTTGGCATTCGTCAACACAGATTAAAGGGCTAGAAATGATTTCTTTAATCCACTCAATCATCGTAATGGCCGCGATTGTCACCGCGCCTTTTGCGCTCGGCTTTTGGTGCGGAAAACTTTATGCGAGTCTGAAAAATGAGCGCTAGCTTGAGCACCCAGATCGGCGGCAACCACTACACCAAGCTAGCCATTCAGCCAATGGAGTACAGCATGGCGAATGGCCTTGATGCCTGTCAGCACACAATTGTCAAATATGTGACTCGATTTCGTGACAAGAACGGCATCGAGGATCTCAAAAAAGCGAAACATACGTTAGATATGTTGATCGAATTTGAAGAGGGCAAAACGAAATGAACATCGAGAAAGCAAAAAATTTTGAAGATGACGAGCAGCTGGCTCTGCTTAGGCAGGCGGTGCGGTCAAAGCTCAATCTGGCCACTGTGCTCGACAACAAACTGGATCAAGTCATTGAGCAAAGACAACAGGCTTGGCAAGAAGTCGACCAACTATGGAAACAATTAAAGGAATACAAAAATGGACGAGCTTAAACAATTTGCTGAGCTGTGCGACGCACAAAAGCGCTCGATTGAGTGCTATGCCAAGCAATTAAACAGCCTGAAGGACGCAATCGAGGCCGCCGTACTTAGAGAGCGCGAGGCTTGTGCAGCGCTAGTAGAGAGCTATCACGCTGACTCATTTTGGCTCGGTCAAATGAAAGAAGCGGCACACTTAATCAGAGGCAGGGGTTTGGAATGAGTAAACTCGATTTAATTATCAAAGCCCTGCAAGTTTCTTATGCTCATGTGCCGGGTGATATTGCTGACCGTCATCACGAGGCCTTGGTTGCTGCGCGCGAGTTGTTGGATCAGTCGGCCGAGCCTGAGCCAGCTTTTAAGCTCAGCGACGCAGGTGCAGATACAAATATTGAACCGTTTACGTTATATCCCAAGGGGTCTGGCATGGTGACGATGAATCAGCCCGTCGCTTGGCATCACCCAGATTGCGCCGGTGAGTGTATTGCCTGCCTAATTGAGGAGGTCGTCACAGAGGCGTATGGCACGCAAGGGCTGGAGTATTTGCGTAAGCGGGTTAATGCCTTGCACCAGCCTGAGCAAGAACCTGTGGCGTGGCGATGTACAGCACCCCCATGCAAATGCTCTGACGCATTCAATGCAAAACATTGTGCCTATGGCTACACCGCACCATCACGCAAGCCGTGGGTGAGCCTGTCGGATGAAGAAGAAATCGAGCTGGATGAAAAGCATGGCGATGACATCAATGCGTATATTGATGCGAGAGATGCCAAGCTCAAGGAGTTAAACGGATGAGCACCTTAAAGTGGGTAAAAGTCCAGAAATACTGCGAGCTTTCGGGCGATACGCTGGAAGGTGTCCGCGCTAAAAGGCGCAAGCGGATCTGGACTGAAGGCGTACACTGGTCACGGCCAGCCGATGGCGTCTTTTATATCAATATCGAAGAGGTCGAAAAATGGGTCGAGAACCAATCCCAACGCCTAGCGGCATAAAGATCAAGCCCAGCGCGGCCGGTGATCGCATCCAGATCTTTTTCATGTTTGATGGGGTCGAGTGCCGCGAGCTGCTGCCGCCGGGCAAGGTCAACAAAACTTACATCGATTACGCTGTCGGCCTACGCGCTGAGATTAAGCGCAAGATTGCCGATGGTGTGTTTGTTTATGCCCAATATTTCCCAAAGTCTCGCAGGGCTAAGGTCGCGGCACCCGCGGTAAAGTTGCTGACAGTTGGAGATTTGCTCAGAAAACAGCTTGCGCTGTACTCCAAGCAAGGCGAAAACGGCACCCTTGAGGCCTCTACCCTGCTCGGTTATTCCAAGGCGATCAAGAATAATCTCTTGCCTAAATTTGACACATTGACCCTTTCAGAGCTTACCCCGTCGCTCTTGCGCGAGTGGGTGGCTGGGCTTGGCGTGACTGCAAAGACCGCTAGAAATCGGCTTACACCGCTGCGCTCGATGCTCGATGACGCAGTAAATGACGAGCTGATTGAGTCGAACCCGCTTGATCGGATTGCCCTTAAAAAGCTGCTTAAACAGACCAGCTCGAAATCATCTTACGAGGTTGACCCGCTCGATCACTTGGAGGTCGAGGCGCTGCTAAAGGCCTGCCGAGCAGACGAAAAGGCGATGATTCAGTTTTGGATTGCTACAGGCCTTCGTCCAGGCGAGCTGATTGCCCTGCCTTGGACAAGCGTGGATTTTGTACACAGTACCGTCAGGATTGAGGCAAACGAGGTGACGGGTATGCAAAACGGGAAAGTGACTAGGGTATCTAAGGCACCCAAGACCGCCGCGGGAATCCGTGACGTTGATCTGAGCGTCGAGGCGCTTTCGGCACTAAACGCACAAAAGGCTGTCTCTTTTTTAGCGGGTGGTAAGGTCTGGATGAATCCGCGCACTGGTGAGCCGTGGGGATCGGACGCGCAGATCAGGCGCACCCTTTGGGAGCCGCTTTGCAAGAGAGCCGGGGTGAGATACCGAAACCCTTATCAGATGCGCCACACTTACGCCTCGACCCTGTTGACCGCCGGATCAAACCCGTTTTGGGTGGCAAGCCAGCTCGGTCACGTTGACGTCGAGATGGTCTTTAAGGTCTACGGGCGCTTTATACCGAAAAACTATTCTCGCCTGCAAGAAATCGACGCAAAATCGACGAAGTCGACACAAACTAGCTGAAGACCCGCATGGATACTAGAGTCGAATGGGGGTTCAATTCCCCCCGGCTCCACCATTACAAACCGCCTTAGACCGCCGTAGCCCCTTGAGGTTACGGCGGTTTTTTCTTTGAAACGCTGAGAACGGTACAATCCGGTCTAGAAAATCGACGCAAAATCGACGAAAAATCGACGAAGTTTTTTAGCCCTTTGTGCGATGCAATAACTATTTAGGCCAAGCCCGTTGCAGCATTAAGGCGTCGTTAGCGTGTTGGTCAGCCTTTTGCGCCAGCTTTGAATATCGATCAGCGCACTCTGCGAGTAAAGCGTTGGCGGTTTTGGCAAACTGACGGATGGCGTCAGCGGAGGCGCTGGACAGTCGATTATTGAGGGTGGTGAGCTCGTCGCGCAGCCCATCAAGCTCATTACGAGCACGATCAGCGGCAACAGTAAGAGCAGCCTGATAGCGTAAAGATTCATTTTGTGCCTCTTGCAGTTGGTTTTGTAGGTCAAACTCGCGCTTTCGTGCCGCTTGTGTGGCAACCAATGCGCGCTGCGTATAGTCGTTTTGAGCCTCTGCATACCCGAGGCCGCGCTCGTGCCGGCCGTAGCCCCATAAGGCAGCCAGCGCGACCAGGACAACCAAAGCGATCTGAACGTATTTATTCGACAGCAGCATTAAGACTGGCATTTTGCGTATTCCTCTTGGCGTCTGCGAGTCAGCCCGGCAATCTTTTGGGTACCAACGTGGTCGAACAAAAGGATTTTCTTGCAGGCCGCGTCATAGTCCAATTTGTTTAAAACTGGCGCGATGTACCGACAAAATGATCCGATGCCGAGGTTGTAGGTAAAACTCAGGTAAGCGTCGTATTCGCCTTGGCTGATCGGCGCGGTAATGCAAGCGACCATCCCGCGAGCGTGCAACTCGGCCGACTCATTGAGCTTAATCAGAGCCCTGACTGGATCAGTGCGCTGCCCTTCTTTGACTCCGTTAGTCTCGCCAAAGCCGATGGTCAGAACCCCGCCGATGTCTTTATAAGTCTGGCCAACATAACCCTCGTGCTGCGCGATGCCGATAAGCGCTGCCGCCGAGATGGCAATACTTCCGGCCGCCACTCTAATCTTCGTACCCATCTAAACCTCCTGTTGCCAGACTAAACGAGACACAATCACGCCGACGGTAGACACGCCAGTCAGCGCTGCGAACAGGTGCTTAGGCAAATCGTCAACGTAAATTGGCACAACCACTTGCATTAAGGCGAAGATCGTTGCCAGCACGCCGAATCGAATCGACCATGCCTTAGTAAGAATCTTGCGCCAGTTTGGATATAGCCTCATAAATCACCCTTTACTTTTGCAGCCTCGCCAAATGCAACCAGGCACCCGATCCCGTCAATGATCTGGACAAGCGACCAAGTGCCGGTTTCCCGATTGCCGTAAAAAATGTATTCAGATTTCTCAACGGGGCTTGGTGATGCCCAGACGGGGATCTCTTTAAATTTCTCAAGATCCGCCGCGACGTTTTCTTTCTTGCCACATAAAACAGGCTTATTGATGGTTTGTGCCTCACTAATGGCGCAAAAAAATAAACCTAGAAGTAAAACAATGTTTTTCATTTATTTACCTTTAAGTTATTTATCTTCTTTGCCATCGACTCGGCGATGTAACTCAGCAAATGCCTCTTTTGAATCACGAGCCATTTGGTTAATTGCATCGAGCAGTTTGTCGACTGTCTTTTCTAGCTTTTCGATTGACCTTGCTAGCTCGCTCTGGGTGACGTAGCTTTGCGCGACGTGCAGCTTATGATCAGCTAGCTCTTTTTTCAAAGCTGTAATCTCAATGCCCTGTCCAGCGATCAGCGCGTCGATGCTCTTTTCTGAGCGAGTAAGCGACCAGCGCAAGGTGCCGATAATCAGCGACATTACAAAAATACCGATTGATACGATCCATGCTTCCATGCTTGCCTCCAAAAATTAAATCGCCAGCATTTCTGGCACGACGGTATTTCTAGCCACTTGGCCGTACTTGCTGTGATAGGTGATCGCTGATACCTGTCGCTCACTGATCCAGCCGCCACGGGCTGCATAGGCGTCTCTAGCTGCCAAAGTTGGGTGTTGGATGACGGTCATTCCACTGTGCTCTTTTTCTTCCGTATGGTGACGGTGGCCAGTGTGGCAATATCGTTTTGTTGTTGCGCCCCAGACTTTCGGAAATTGCGCCGCAAATAGCAAGGGCAGCTGATCGTTCTTGCTTAGGTGGCCGTGATGAAAGGCGAGCATAGTTTCGCCGTGCGCGTGCAAGTAATAAGGCAGCTCGGAATCAATAACCTCGACGCGGGGCTCGTTCTCGTACAGCGCCCGAAACAACGTGCGCAGCCAAATGCTGCTAACAAGATCGTGGTTGCCTTCGGCCATTAGCACTATGACCTTTTCGTGATGCGCGAGCGAGAAATCTACAATCCTTCGCAAGATGCGTACACTTGCCTGGACAATCTTAGAGAACCGCCCGTCTGCATCGAGCTGGTGATGATTGGTTGGTGTTACTGCTGCCATGCCATCAAAGTGCAGCCAATCGCCAAGCTGACATACAAACCCCGTACCCGCGGGCGGTGAGGCCTTGACCATTTGCTCAAAGCAGCCGGTAAGAATCTGCTCTGCAATCTTCAAATCCCAGTCAGCACCACCTTCTCGGTGCCACGCGAGCATACCGACGTGCGTGTCGGTTAAAACGTATAAGTTACATAAAGCCTCGTTATGTACCATTTGTGATACAGATGGCGCGACTCTTGGCAATTCCTCTGCCATCGCTGCGAAGGTCTCTTTAATGATCTGCGCGCGCCGCTCATCGTCAGCACTAGACTTAACCCACTGGCCGCGAGTCTTTCCATCTTTGTCGTAGTAGGTCGAGACCCCGCGAACCTTAAACCCGTCAGGCACCACCTTAGTCATATCGTTATCAGGCGCGTGGCCACGCAGCGCAGCGTTACGCTTGAGAATATCAATGCTCTGAGCGATGGCGGTCTTAGACACGCCTAAAGCCTTCGCAGCTGCCTTATAAGACCCGTACTTGTTCACCGCATCAAGCCGCTCACCCTGTTGCTCGTTGCCGAACTCCTTCAGTCTCACATCGAGCATCACAGTTTCTTTCTCCAGTAACAGGTGCCATCAGCGCCATATTTGCGCGACGGTAGGTACATCTTGAAACCGCAAGAAATTAAATTATTTGTACTCGCCGGGTTCTGATAAGTGTCTGAGATCACCCATTGCCAACGCAGCCGTTTTGCATAAGCCAAGCGCACCCGAATTAACTTCTTTTGTATGCCCTTGCCTGTATACCTTTGCAATACACCAGCGCGGCATAAGTAGCCCGTATCAGTCCAGCGCGACGATCTTTTTATCCCGCAAAAGCCTATTGGGTTTCCGTCAATAAAGGCAATCCACCAGCTGCCGACGGAAACATCAGAAGGCACGTCGACAGGTAGAATTTCCACTTGCAACCAAGCAAGCAGAGCCGCGACGTTTTCCTTTGTCGCGTCGACCCGCTTGATTTGCAGCATGGCAATCCCATAAAAAAACCGCCCTAAGGCGGTCTGCTTGGTTTTTCTAAATTACTCTGCTTGTTCGACTACCCAAGGCAAAGGCGCAGGTTGTGGCGTAGGGATTTTTTGCGCGTCGATCTGGGCTTGCACTTCCTTCTCCCACGATTCGATCCGTGCAGCGCCAGCCGCCTCTTTTGTCCACTGGATAGCCTGAGCCTCAGTAACTTGATCAAAAGGCGTGTGATTCAGAGGATCGCCCTCAAGCAAATTGAGCGAGTAACTGACCTGACCCGTCAGACCGTCTTGAGTATCACTGATCGTGAAATTGGTCATCGTCACCATTGTCGGTACGGATTCGTTAGTTACCATCAAAGAATTGATTGTCCACTTCATTTTTGCACCTCTGCGTGAGTAATAACGGCAGCGTCTGCTTGCTGTTTGATCTTCATTAAAAGCGGGTAAGTGTTGCTTTTGTTTGGCTGCTCACCAAGCAATTGCAAAATAAAATTGATTTCTTCAAGCGTGAGTTTGAGTGGTAAGTCCATTTTTATCCTACGAGAAGTCTGCGCGACGTACCGGCCGCGTCAGTGATGGTGATGTAGCCAGTGGGGGAAAGAACACCTGCGGTGTATGTGCCGAATTGAAGAACGCCCGTACCCTTTGGATTCAGCTTTAAGTTGATGTTTGTGTCTGAGCCTTGGGCTGATAATTCAGGTGCGCCTGTGGTGACTGCGCCAGTTATTTGTAAATAGTTAACAGCGGAAGCTGTGTGCGAAACTCCAAGTTGAGCGGTACTGTAATTTGTGTAAAAACCATAACCACCACTTCCTTTTGTTTGAAAAATGAAACTTACGTTTGCATTTGACCCGCCGACCCCTAGTGCGGGTGACGTTCCTGTGGCTGCACCGCTAACCACAACATAATTTACCGAACTTGCAACAGTTGGAACTTGCAAAGAACTACTAGCCGCCGTTGTTCCCCCTAGCGCAACCACGCCTGTACCTTTGCCTGTTAGGACTAAACCGATGTTTGCATCAGTTCCCTGAGCTGCAAAAATTGGTGCTATTCCTGTTAAAGAATTTCCAACAGATAAATAGTTAGCAGTGCCAGATCCAACGCTACCTTCAATTTTAAAAGTGACGCCACCCCAACCATTAAACAAAAGTGGGTTGCCAGAACTAATCCCCATAGAACCGGCGGTATCGACAAAACCCATATAGGAACTGCCGACTTTAAACTGAAGCGTATTTGTTGATGATTGATAGATGTAATGGGCAGCTGGGCCAATGCCAATTCCACCGTTTGTAGAAAAACCGTATGTACTATTAGCTATAACCGTACCCGTACCTTTTGGGGTAAGAGTTAAGTTGATGTTTGCATCGCTACCTTGCGCCGAAATAGTCGGGGCTGCTGTTGTAGCTGCGCCTGCTAACTGCACATAATTAACTGATGAGGCTGTAGGAGATATTGAGGCTTGAAGACCACTTGCGCCAAAGAAAAAATGAAATCCAACATTTTTTGTAAAATACCCCAAGTTGACATTTGCATCCGCACCCTGAGCGGAAATAACTGGAATTCCCCCCGCAACCGCGCCCACAATCTGAGCATAGTTAACCGCAGACGCCACGTTATTAACTTGCAGCGACTGGTTCCCTGCCGCACCGCCGATGACTGTCGTGCCAAGCAGCGTTGTCGTTGAGCCATTTACTGACCCGACTGTGATTGCTGTGGTCGATCCGCTTAGACCGCCTGTGCCGAGGTTTACAGTTTTGAATAATCCTGTAGTGACTGCGCCTGATGCTAAATTAGTTGTGCCTGTTGTTGCGCCTGTGACAAAGTTGCCGTTAGCAGCCGCAAAAGTTTGCACTCCCGTAAAAGTCTGCCCTAACGAAGTTACGGCTATTGTGGCGGATATATCTGGCAAAGTGTAGGTGCGAGTGTTGCCAGTAGTTATCCCGCTTAATTCAAACCTAGCTTGCCTAGTCGGGTCTAGATTATCTTGCAGCGTGAATACATCGTCCTTGACTGTGATGCTTGTGCCGCTGACTGACCCGCCTGTAATCGTCACAGCATTAGCATTCTGAGCCGACATATTGCCAGTAGTCGCAGCAGCTACGGCAGCCGCATTACTCGCAGCAGATGCCGCCGAGGTCGCAGCGTTGGTTGCCTGAGTGGTCGCAATGCCAGCCTGAGTAGACGCCGTAGCAGCCGAGGTCGAGGCATTTGTCGCAGAGGTTGCCGCGGCAGTTTGCGAGGCTAAGGCTGCTGTTGCGGAAGTCGCCGCACCTGTTGCGCTATTGGCAGAATTCGTTGCGCTATTGCTTGAATTCGTTGCACTAGTCGCAGCTGCATTTTTTGACGCTAAAGCATCGCTTGCGTTAGTTGACGCCGAGGTCGCACTGGTCGCTGCAGCCGTTGCGCTCGATGCGGCATTGGTTGCACTTGTACCCGCCGCCGTATTACT